GTTGAGTTCACTTGGAAAGATTCTGGTGAAAGAGACTTCGGTTTCATCGCTCAAGACGTTCAGTCTGTTCTTCCAAAAGCTGTACACGTTGCAGAGGATGGAGTACAGGGGGTTGACTATTCAAGACTTACTTCGGTTCTCGTTGAGGCTGTTAAAGCACAACAAGTTCAGATTGAAGAATTGAAAACACTCCTCAAGAAGTAATACTTTTTGATAACCGAGGGCAGGGATCTACGGGTCTCTGCCCTCACTTTTATTATTATGAAAATAGTATCTAGAAAAGACATTTTAGAGTACGTTAAAGCATACGACAAAGAATACCGTATTGAAGATAACGTCGTGTATGCAAAAAAAGCCTTCCTAGTTAACACCGTGATTCAGTGGTGTATAAATCAAGTCAATACAAAAAGAATGAACCCCGGAGAAATGGATTTTTATCTCCAAGCAATATCCTCTTTTTTAGATGGAAATACAAACATTTATTGGGATGAAGATTGTAACTTAGTGATATCGTAAAATAAACTTTTATTTTTTGGTGTTTTTAAGAATAAAGTGACTAATTATTACTGGAAATTTATCCTTTTTCTATATATAAACTTGGGAGATTAAACAATGTCATCTATGTTAGAGCAAGCGATTGTTGATGCAACTGCCCTCAAAGAAGCAGCAATGAAGAATGCAGAAGCGGCAATCTTAGAGAAATATTCGAAAGAAATCAAAGAAACCGTGGACACTATGCTTAATGAAGCACCAGAGGAAGATGCCGACTATGCTGCAATGGAGCCTCCGGCACAAGAAGAGCCCCCGGCTCCAGAAACAGACGATGCAGGCTCGGCAACACTTGTACTAGACTTATCTGAACTAGAAGACATGGCAAGACAAAGTGTTGGAGAAGACTTAGACATGGCAGAAGTTATGGCACATGAAGATCTTGCAGATGATGTTGAAGCAGCCGAAACTGCCCCTGATTCCACTGGTGACGTTGGCAATATTGATGAAGAAATTGATCTAGCAAATCTTTTTGAGGGAGAAGAAGAAATTCAAATCACTCAAGAAGAAATTAAAGACATCGTAGAAAAACTTACCCTTGATTTTCACCCACAAAAAACAGGCTGGCTAGAAAAGCCACAATATGAGACCCGCCAAGCAGAACTTGAGGCCGAGGCTCTTGCTGCACATGATGACAGCGATGATGAAGAAATGGATAAGTTAAAGGAGGCTTTAGAGGCTTCCCAAACAGAAAATGAAAACCTTAGAGGAAAATTAGAAAAAATGGCTACTAGCATTCAAGAGATGCAGTCATTTGCCAATAAGGTAAAAAGAACTTTAAGTGAAGTTAACCTACAAAATGCTAGGTTGCTTTATACAAACAAGGCTTTGAGTAGTGACTCTTTGAATGGGCGACAAAAGGAAAAACTTGTCGAGGCTATCTCAAATTCTAAAACAGTTGAAGAGGCAAAAGTAATTTATGAAACCCTTCAAGGCGCAGTGGGAGAGCAGAAACAAACAAGTTCTGCTCCGAAATCACTTAGCGAGGCGGTAACAAAGCGTTCTTCAGCTTTGCTTAAAGGCAGCGAGGCTAAACAAGAAGCCGATCCTAATTTGGATCGAATGAAGCGTTTGGCTGGAATTAATTAAACTATAAAAAGGAGAAATAAAACTATGTCAGTTTTAGATAAATTAACAGAAGGTATCGTTAATCGTGATCTCCAGAAGGAAGGTGCTGCCCTGCTTGCGAAGTGGGAAAACACTGGACTTCTTGAAGGATTGAACAACGAACGTTCGAAAGATAGCATGGCTCGCTTGCTTGAAAACCAAGCAAAAGAGTTATTGCGTGAAGCGGCATCATCCATGAGTGGCGGTGATGTCGAGGGTTTTGCAGCAGTTGCATTCCCAATTGTACGCCGTGTATTCGGTTCCTTGATCGCTAACGATCTCGTCAGCGTTCAACCAATGAGCCTCCCATCGGGACTCATCTTCTTCCTTGACTTCACCTATGGCGAAGGCAAAGAAGCAGCAGGCGCAGAAATAGGAAAGTCGCTCTACGGTGGTGGAGTTGTTGGTCAAGAACTCACAGGTGGTGTCGATCTCGGCATGGGCGTTGCAGCCGCTGACCAAGGCAAGCCAGAAAGAGGCTTCTATGGTCTTAATAATGGCTATGCCTCACCAACTGCTTCCAACGTATGTGGTGATAGCCACCTGACCAAGGTTGTAACAGGTGTTTATCCGGGTGAAGAAAGTTTAAATCTTGCTAAAAATGCTTTGTTTGACGTAGATATCCCATCTGGTTCTACCGTAGCTGTATATAGCCTGAATACGAACACTCTTACAGGCTCAACAGGCACAGAGCAGGCAAACCTTGATAATTTAATTGCTATAGACTTTAAATTGGCTGGAGGCGAGGGTATCCTCCAAAGAAGATTGACACACAAATCTTCAACCGATGGATTGCTCAATCTTGTTTTTGTATCGACTGCCTCTTTCACTAGTGCAGGCGAAGCCGTAAAGGTTGAGGCTGAATTTGATGCTGATATTGATGTGGAAGGAGCTACTCTTAGTTTCGCCCTTACTGATAATTTCGCAGGAGATCCAAAGGCTGCTGCCACAGACAGCATTGGTGTTGTTGCTGGGGCAGAAGATTGGGGACTCGAAGGTACCGAAAACATCCCAGAACTCAACATCAAAGTTGATTCTGTCAGCGTAACCGCAGTAACCAAGAAGCTCAAGGCTAAGTGGACACCAGAATTGGGTCAAGATCTCAATGCTTATCACAACCTTGATGCAGAAGTTGAGCTTACAAGCATTCTCTCTGAGCAGATTGCTCTTGAGATTGATAGAGAGATCCTTAAAGATCTCATCGCAGGCGCAACTGCTGGAACTTTCTATTGGTCCCGCCGTCCGGGTAGATTCTTGACTCGTGACACAGGTGGTCAGATCGGCGGAAACTTGGACAACGAATCCTTGATGGGTGCTGACTTCACTGGTACTGTTTCTGAATGGTATGAGACTTTGATCGAAACCATTAACGACGTTTCCGCTCAAATCCACAGAAAGACACTTCGTGGTGGAGCCAATTTCGTTGTTTGTTCTCCAGAGGTTGCTAATATCCTTGAGTTCACTGCTGGATTCCGTGCTAGCGTTACCGCTGATTCTGAAAGAGGAACGGTTGGTGCAGTTAACGTTGGATCCTTGAGCAAGAAGTTTGATGTGTATGTCGATCCTTACTTCCCAAGAAACATTATTCTTGTTGGACGTAAAGGTGGATCATTCCTCGAAAGCGGATATGTGTACGCACCATATGTACCACTTCAGGTAACTCCAACTATCTTCGGTGTAGAGGACTTCGTACCTCGTAAGGGTGTCATGACCCGTTATGCTAAGAAGATGGTTAGACCAGACATGTACGGTCTTGTTATCTGTAGAGACCTTCTCGGATAATCTGAGTAGACTCAGCTAACACAATAAGCCTCGTCATTCATTTGGCGGGGCTTTTTTCTTTTCTACCTTCCTTAAACATTGTCGGAGACTAATTATATATAGCATATTTTATTTTGAAATAAGGAGATCTAAATAATGGCTCTTCCAACCTTGACGCCTGCTAGCAACACTAGTGTGTCTATTTTGCCAGCAACTGGAACCACAGATAGTGTTAATTCTGCTACAAATCCTCTTCCGTATGGGATTTACATAGCAAAAGCAGGATCTGCAACGGCTGCTACTGCATTTAAAGAAGGTGCAGCAGATCAAGTCGCATATGTTTATCAAAAGTTAGGTGGAGAAATTCTAGACATTGAGTTGTCAGAGTATCAGGTGTATGCTGCTTATGAAGAAGCAGTTCTAGAATATTCCTACATTGTTAACGTACATCAAGCAAAAAATGCAATGTCTGACTTACTAGGTAATCCAACTGGAACATTTGACCAAGATGGAGAGATGGTAAGCGGTGATGCTCTGAGTGGCTCAAATATTGAAACCAGATATCCAAGATTTAATTTTGAATATTCGAAAAGAATTGCCAGCACTCTCGCTACCGAAGGGGGATTTGGTGGAGATGTTCCGATATATTCAGCATCTTTTGATACAAAAACAGGTCAACAAGACTATGACCTTCAGGCAATTATTCAAAATACTTCGACATCAGATTCAAGTAGCCCTTTTTATAATGCTGTTGGAGACAACAAAGTAACAATCAGAAAAGTGTTTTACAAAACACCACAAGCAATGTGGAGGTTCTTTGGCTACTATGGCGGCTTAAACACAGTAGGAAATCTTTCTTACTATGGTCAATACGCAGATGATTCCACTTTTGAAGTTATTCCTGTGTGGCAAAATAAATCACAAGCCATGGCGTTTGAAGATGCGATCTATACTAGGATATCTCACTTTTCTTATGAGATTAAAAACAATAAGTTAAGAATATTCCCGGACACAACTTCAATATCTCCAACAAGAATGTGGGTAGAATTTAGCGTAACTTCTAATGCTTGGGACGAAACCGGGACTTCAAATACTGGAGTAAAAGGAATTAACAACATGAATACGCTTCCTTTTGAAAATATTGAATATCTTAATATTAATTCAATTGGCAAGCAATGGATTAGAAGATTCGCACTAGCGGTATGCAAAGAGATGCTCGGGAATATCAGAAGTAAATTTGCAACGTTACCAATTCCCGGTGACAATGTTACTTTAAATGGACCTGCCCTTGTTTCAGAAGGCAAAGCAGAACAAATTGCACTCAGGGACGAACTTAAGCAGTTCTTGGCTGATATGACATATCCCAAGTTGGCCGAGGAAACAGCGCAAGAAATTGAGAACACAATAAAAACAATGCAGGGAACACCTCTGCCAGTATTTGTGGGGTAGATAATTCGTGGCTAAGAAAAATAAATGGACACAACCTAGTAGCCCTCCGCCACCTCTTTTTACAGGTCAGAAAGAGAGAGACCTTGTAAAGAAGATTAATGATGAGGTTATTGAGAGAGTTATAGGGCAAACTGTGCTATACTATCCCATCAGCCTTGAGCACACAAATTTTCACTCACTATATGGCGAGGCGATAAGCAAGACATTTCTGCCTCCGGTTAGAGTGCATGCCTTGGTTCAGTGGCAGGGTATTGAATCCACTAATAGCAATATAGGTATAGACAAGAGGTCTTCAATCAATGTGTTTTTTCACAAGAGAAGACTAGTGGAAGATCAAGATTTGTTTGCCCGTGAAGGAGATTTTGTTTTATACGGGTCGTTCCTATATGAAATTGTATCTCTTAATGAGCCAAAGCAGATATTTGGTCAAGTTGATCATAAAATGGAAATAGTCGCTATGTGCAAGCGAGCAAGAAAGGGGGTTTTCGATGCAACATGATGATAAATACAATGACCTCCCAGCAGAGCCAGCATATTTTGGATACCCACAGGGGCTGAAAGATTTATCGTTTGCTCCCTCTACTTTGGAAACGATAGATTACTCTATTTTTGATTACATGAATGATGATTTAAACTTTCATGTAACAACAAATAAAGGCTTTGAAAAAGTTCCAATCATTTGGGTTGCATCAGAAAGATCGTATCAAATCAAAAATAAAAAAGAACTTAGAGATGATGAAGGCGCAATTGTTATGCCAGTTGTAACAATAGAAAGAACTTCTGTTGTAAAAGACTTAACAACTAGAGGTGCATATTATGGCGATCAATTCATTAATAGAGATGAAAAGGGCGGCGGACTAGTCATTGCTAGAAGAATACAGCAAAAGAAAACATCTGAATTTAATAACGCAGATCAGCAAAGAAAAAGACCTTCTTTTGCGCCTTCTACCGGTCCAAAGTTTATTCGCAGATCAAACAAAAGAAAAATAGTATACGAGACAATATCAATCCCACCGATTGTATATGTCGATATCACATATAAAGTCACTCTCAGAACAGAATACCAACAACAGATGAATGAACTTTTGCAAGTGTTTGCCACACGTCCCGGAACTATAAACAGTTTGTTGTTAAAAAGGGACAATCACAAATACGAAGCGTTCGTTCAGGGTGATTTTTCTCAAACAAATAATATAAGTGCTATGGATGGTGAAGAGCGAAGATTTGAATCTTCCATTACTATTAAAGTTTTAGGGTATCTTGTTGGCGAAGGTCCAAATGATGAGCGACCTAAATTTTCAATCAGAGAAAACGCCGTGGAAGTTAAAATACCTAGAGAAAGAACTGTCTTCGGAGATGAACCAGAATATGCAGGCGACGGCAAACTTCGAGGCAAAAACCCATATTCCTCGGATCGAACCGGATATATTGAATAATTTTGTCCTTTCTATCTGCTTCTTACTATTTACTAAAGAAAAAATGTTTTTATTCTAAGAGAATACAAAAGGAGACTCCAAGTAATGTCAGCAAAGAATTTCAAGTTTGTTTCCCCCGGCGTTTTTATCAATGAAATTGATAACTCACAATTGCCGAGGACAGCACCCCCAGTTGGACCAGTTGTTATTGGTAGATTTAGAAGAGGACCAGCGTTTTTGCCAACAAGAGTAGAATCACTTTCAGAGTTGATTCAAATTTTTGGTGAACCAGTAAGAGGCGACGAGGCTTCTGACGTATGGAGAGGCGGCATCCCAACTGCACCAACTTATGGCGCATATGCAGCGGCAGCATGGCTTAAGAACGGCGCTCCACTGACAGTAATAAGAATTTTGGGAGACCAATCCCCAAACCCAGCAAACGAGACTACTGCAAAGGCTGGCTGGATTATGGGGTCCACCCCCAACAATGATGGAAATTCTGGAGGGTCTTATGGTCTTTTCTTGATGAACTCTTCATCTTTTGCAGCGGGAG